ATGCGTCGACCTTGTCGATTATTCGCCGCTTCAAGACAAGCGATGGCGCGTTCATCTGGCAACCGGGCCTTGCCGCCGGACAGCCGGATACGCTGATGGGCTATCCGGTTATTGAGGCCGAAGACATGCCGGACATATCGGCGAACAGCCTGTCGATTGCCTTTGGTAATTTCAAGGCGGGCTATTTGATTACCGAACGGAGCGAGACCAACATCTTGCGCGATCCGTATTCGAACAAGCCTTATGTCCATTTCTACGCAACCAAGCGCATTGGGGGCGCGCTGATCAATTCGGCGGCGATCAAGTTGATGCGCTTTTCCTTGACCTAAGCATCTTGGCCTCTGCCCACTGCATTGGCGGGCAGAGGCTTTTTTGGTTAAACACTGACACATAAATAGCCAATATGGCTAAAAATAGCGCAGCTACGGTTTTGCGCGTCCCCAAAATTCAAAGGAACATCCGATGTTGAGCCTTGATCCGCTCGACCTCGACAGCGTCATGCTGGCCGAGGTGCGAGCCTATGTGCGTGTCGATGCGGGCACTGATGACAATGTGCTCGCCGCCTGCGTCGTGGCGGCGGTTGAACATGCCGAGCAGTTCACGCGGCAGATACTGATCCGCCGTGGCGCCAAGTATATCGTCACAACTGGGTCCGGCTGGCAAATATTGCAGGCCATGCCCGTGCAATCGGTCGTGCGCGTGATGGGCATTCCTGCCGAGGGCGCCAGTTTTGGGTTGGCCGCGTCGGCGTGGGAGGCAAAGATCAGCTCCCGCGGGGAAGCCTATTTCCGCGTGCTAGAGCCGGGCAGTGCCGGGCGTGCAGAGGTGTCGCTGAGCGTGGGCCTATCGGCGAATTGGGCGGCTTTGCCGGAATCGCTTCGGCTTGGTTTGCTGCGGCTGACGGCATATTTCTACAACAACCGCGATGCGAGTGATGATGCAGGGCCACCTGCCGCTGCGCTGGCGTTGTTGCTGCCGTTCCGCCGGATGCAATTGGCATGAGCGGCGAATTTGCAGGCACGCTGCGCGAAGTTGTCGTCATTGAAACGCGGATGAGCACGCGCGACAGCCGGGCAGGGGCGGTCGGCAATTATCGCTATGATGGGCAGGCTTGGGCCGCCGTATCGCCGCTCATGCCCGCCGACCTGACACGGGCCGATGCCCTTTCAGCCCAGCCGCGATGGCGGGTGACAATCCGCAAACGCGAAGGTTTGGGCCTTGGCACCAGGCTGACATGGCGCGGCAAATATCTGGCGGTGCGCGCGGCGTTCAGCGATCCGCAAACGCCCGCGCAAATGCATCTGACTTGCGAAGAAGTGCGATGAATTCGGACCGCCTGACCGCCAAAGCCGACGCCTTGGGCGCGGCGCGTGTGCAGCAATTAAGCGACCAGTTGATGGCAACCCGCTTGCCGCCAGGCGTGCGCGCCGAACGCAGCGATGACGGCGTGACTTTAGTGGGCAAAAACCTGCGCCGCCGGATGCTGGACGACGTGCAATTACGGAGTTTCGGACGATGAGTGATGCAGTGCAAGCCTTGCAAGCCGCGGCTGTGGCGGCGCTATCGGCGCATCCCGTGTTGGCGACGCAACTGACGGGCATTTATGATGGCCCGCCGCCCCGCGCCGGCTTTCCTTATGTCGCGGTCACCGACGGGGTCACGAGCGACTGGAGCACGAAAACGCAACAGGGCCGTGAAATCCGGCTGGCGTTTACCGTGTGGGATGATGGCGAGGCTGCGACGCGGCTTGCGGACCTGATGGGCCATATCGACGACGCCTTATTGGCGATCCCGCGCGACCTATTGGGCTGGCGGATTGCGAGTGTGGTCTTTCTGCGATCCATGATCGTGCGCGATCCGGCGGGGCCATGGGCGGGGCTGGTGGAACACCGAGTCCGGTTACTCGCGGTCTAGACGCCCGACATTTTTTCTCCGCCGACGCGCGGACATTCTTGAAAGGATATGAGCATATGCCAGTAGAAAGAGGAAGCGCCTTCCTGTTGAAGGTTGGTGATGGCGCAGCGACGCCAGTGTACACAACGATCGCAGGCCTGCGCACCACGCAAATGTCGATCAATGGCGATCCGGTGGTCATCACCCATAAGGGCAGCGGCGCTTGGCGTGAGCTGCTGTCGGGGGCGGGTGTGCGGTCGGTGTCGGTGTCAGGGGCGGGCGTGTTTACAGGCTCGTTAGCGGAGACCCGGATCAAGAACAGCGCCTTTTCGGGGCAGTTGGATGATTATGAATTAAGCTTTGAAAGCGGGGAGCGGTTGCGCGGCAAATTCCTGGTCGCGCGGCTCGATTATGCGGGCGATTTTAATGGGGAGCGGTCCTACACGCTGGCGTTGGAAAGCAGCGGAATGGTGACGTCCTTATGATGCGGTCCGCCAATAAGGCGCGCGGCGAGGCGTCGTTGTTGCTCGAAAGCGGAGCGGTTGTTTTACGCCCAAGCTTTACCGCTTTGGTTGCAGCAGAGGATGAGCTTGGACCGTTATTTGCGCTGATTGAACGCGCGGCGGCGGGCGAGATGAAGCTTTCCGAAATGGTCGGCTTATTCTGGCATTGCCTTTATGCAACCGACGCCGAAATCACGCGTGCTATGTTCAGCGAAAGCGTGACCAAGGCCGGGCTTTCGGCGATGACGCCCGCGCTGAAAATCCTGCTGGGCCAGATATTGAGCGGGCGATGAGCTTTGCCGATGTCGCGGCCCAATTGGCGGCGCGCACGGCCCTGATTTTGGGCTGGCAGCCCGATGATTTCTGGAACGCTACACCCGCCGAATTGCAGGGCATATTGCACGCGCTTGCGGGCGACGGGGAAACGCCGCCCAGCGCGGACGTGATACACCAATTGATGACACGGTTTCCAGATGGCCCAAGCGGAGAGACCTGATGGATGAAGAAATTGATCGGCTGGTCGTGTCGGTGCGTGCTGACACCCGCGCCTTTGCGCAAGATGTTGCCGCGATGCGCGCCGAACTGGATGGGCCATTGGCCGACGGCTTGGAGCGCGCCGGATCGGCGCTGGAACGTGGGCTGATCAGCGCCATTCAACGCGGCAAATTTGGCTTTGACGATTTGCGCCGCGTGGCCTTGTCGGTGTTGTCGGAAATCGCCGCGGCGGCCATTCGTTCGGGAATGAATGGGGGCAGTGGCGGGGGTGCTGGCAATCTGCTCGGCACCTTAGGGAATTTGCTTGGTAATGCATTGGGCGCGCCGGGCCGCGCGACGGGTGGGCCAGTGTCCCCGGGCCGTGCCTATCATGTGGGCGAGCGTGGCCCTGAATTATTTGTTCCCACAAGTAGCGGGCGGATTGAAGCATCCCCTGCGGCCAGCGCACCAACTTATGTTCGGATGACAATTAACGTGTCGGATGCACGCGGCACTGCGCCCGCCGCGCTTGAACGGTCGTCGCGCCATGTTGCGCGCGCGGTCCGCCAAGCCTTAGCGCGGGATTGAACCATGGCCTATTGGCTATGTGACAAAAGGCGGCAGCAAAAATCATCGCCGGTGATGCGGTTTGACCCACGTTTTTGGACCGTGAACTTTCCGCGCCCGATGATGGCATCTGTGGTTACGACTGGCCCGGAATCCTTACGCGCAGAGGCGGTATTTTATCGCGGCAATGATCTGGCGGGCCTCATCTGGGACAGCGTGGACGCATGGGATCATCCGTTGCTGGCCTATGAAACCAACCGCGATTACCGGCGATTAACGATTAGTTTCCGGTGGCGGTCTGAGGGCATTATGCCGTTGGATGCTATCAACGGCCCGACGCTGACCATATCTGGGCGCGACGCCAATGGTGCGGCCAAAAGCTGGTATGTGCGGTTGTGGAATTATGCCGTCGGTACGCCGCAGAATGCGGAAATTGTCCTCGATTTTAGCGATCTTTCTGGCGGGTTTTTATTGCCACAAGAGGGTGACCCAGTTTTCGCCGGCGACATTGACCGGATGTTCATATCGCTCGTTCCGCCAAGCTATACCGGCCAGCCCGACAGCTTGCGCGCCCCGGCAGAAGGCTGGGTCGAATTGAGCGAAATCCGTTGCGATGGCGCGGGTGTGATGTTGGATACCGGCGATGTGATGATCCCCGAACATGACCTGAAAATGGCCACGGGATATGATGATGCCTATAACCAGACGCCAGCGCGTCTGATGCGGCAAATTGCTGCCTTGGGCTATCGCGGGACGATCAACCATTATGTCGGCATGAGCCATTATTTTCGGCTCGAGCCGCTGGGCAATGCGCATTATGTCAGCTTGACGGGCGGCGCGTTGAATATGCCCTGCATCGCCTGGCACCGCAGCTTTGCCGCGCAGGCAAAGGCGCTGGGGTATGATCTGATTTTCTCGTTAAGCTATGAATTGTTCGACGCGCATAGTTGGAATGACTGGAAACAACGCGCCTTTAACGGGGAGCCTGCACTGACGGGTTGGGAACCGCCGTCGACATTATTGTCGCCAGCGCATGGCGGCGCGATGCATTATCTGAAGGCGGTCGCACGCGCCTTTGTCGCGATATTGAAAGACGCCGGATTGCCGGTGAAATTTCAGATCGGGGAGCCATGGTGGTGGATCATGCCCGATGGGCGAATTTGCCTTTATGATGCGGCGGCCAATGCGGCGTTTGGTGCGCTATCGGTCAGCATCCCGAACATAAAGGGCGCCAAGACGGCGGCGCAAAAGGCCATGCTGGATAAGGCTGGGCAATTGCTCGCTGCGTCCACAGCATCGATTTGCGATGCGGTGCGGGTGGAGGCGGGGAGCGCAGGCGCGCAGACCTTATTGCTGGTCTATTTGCCGACAGTTCTCGACGCCGAAGCGCCGGAGGCCCTGCGCGCGAACGTGCCATTGGGCTGGGCAGCGCCAGCGTTCGATGTGTTGCAGTTGGAAGATTATGACTGGGTCACTTCGGGCAATTACGGGGCAACGCGGCGGGCGGTGCCATTGATGGCGACGCGTTTGGGTTATCCGATTGCGCAGCAGCATTATTTCGCCGGTTTCGTTCTTCGCCCTGAAGACAAGGTGCAATGGGACGCAATTGCCTTTGCCGCCGCGCAAAGCCGCGCGCGCGGCACAGCACAAACCTATGTCTGGGCGCTGCCGCAGGTCGCGCGTGATGGCTTTACCTTTTTTGAAATTGGCCAAGAGGAGGATGCGGTGCAGGAATTTGATGATGTGTTTTTCCCGCTGCACATCGGCCGTGAAGCAGAGATGACCGCCGCATTTTCAACCAATGTGGTGACCACGCTTTCGGGCCATGAACGCCGCAACAGCGCTTGGAGCAATGCGCGTTTAAGCTACGATGTCGGCGCGGGCGTTCGGTCGGAAGCAGAGTTGGGGCAATTGCTGTCCTTCTTCCGCGCACGGCGGGGTCCGGCGGTCGGATTTCGCTTCACCGATCCGTTCGATAATAGCTCGAACGCGATGACGGGCACCCCCAATATGTCGGACCAAAATCTCGGGCTGGGTGACGGCGTGCGCACAATGTTTCCCTTGCTGAAAACCTATGGCGCCGACGGGCAAGTCCGCCGGATTACGCGGCCGGTTGCGGCATCGGTTCTGGTGGCGGTGAACGGCGTGACGGCGACCGCATGGTCGTTGGCGGCGGGCGGAGTTGTCAGCTTTGCCACTGCACCGCCAACGGGCGCAACGGTAACCGCTGGCTATCGCTTTGACGTTCCCGTCCGTTTTGCCTCCGACCAAATGGATATGGCGCGGGCGACCTTTGGCGCAGGCGATATGCCTTATATTCCGTTGATCGAAATACGAGAAATGCTGTGATGGACGGCTGGATGGAAAGGCCGTTGACCAGCGTCGCTTATGGCTGGCGACTGGAGCGGTCGGACGGGGTGACGTTGGGGTTCACGTCGCATGATGCCGATGTCATGCATGAAGGCATATTGTTGCGTGCAAGCCCCGGAATGCAGCCAACGACGGTCCTGCAAAGCGCTGGCCTGGATAAAGACGGCTTGGACGTATCAGGCGCGCTCACGTCGGATGACATCCGCGCCGATGATCTTGCGGCGGGACGCTGGGACGGGGCGTATCTGGAGATATTTCTGTTTGACTGGACCGCGCCCGCACGCGGCAAACGTGTCTTGGCAACAGGGGAGTTGGGCGCCGTGTCCTTTACCGATGATGCGTTTGCAGCGGAGCTTGTAGGTTTGCAAGCGCGGTTGGAAAAAGCCGTGGCCCCGCAAACATCACCATCCTGTCGCGCACGATTTTGTGATGCGGCTTGTGGACTTAACAGTGCACGTTTTCAGCATCTGGCCACAGTCGCCAGCAGTGACGATAACCGGATTTCGATTTCTGCACCCTTGGCTATTGCCGACGGGCATTTGGCCTATGGCGAGTTGCGCTGGCTTTCGGGTCCCAATTGCGGGTCGACGGCGAAAATTGCGGGCCATAAAGGCACTGAGATTTATGCCCATAGCGCGCCGTTCCATGCGCCAAAAACAGGCGACCTGATTGCATTGACGCAAGGATGCGACAAGCTCATGGCGACCTGCGCTGGGCGGTTCGGCAATGGCGCCAACTTCCGTGGCGAACCTTATTTGCCGGGAAATGACCTTCTTACCCGTTACCCCGGTGGCAATTAGGATTCAGCCGCCGCGCACAAAGCCCCAAGCGCGAATGGCCGAGCGTGCGATGGTCCTTTTGGGTGCGCCGTTCCGGATGCATGGCCGTTCGTTGGACACCGGGTTTGATTGTGTTGGCGTGGTGGCGACCTGTCTTGTCGACGCTGGCTATCATTTCGATACACCAACCGATTATCGCCTACGCGGCGATTTTGAAGCGCGGGTGCATGCCTTTTTTGAAGACATAAAATTTCAGAATGTTGATGACGGATCATGGGTCGCGGGTGACATTTTGCTGCTTCGGCCCGGGCCTCGGCAATTGCATTTTGCGGTGCTGGCGCAAGGCGGCGCGGTGCATGCGCATGTGGGTTTGGGCCGCGTCGTATTGACCCCGCTGCCGCTGCCTTATGGCAAGATCAGCCAATGGCGCTTTCAAGGAGACTGACATGGCAACGCTTGTTTTGACTGCCGTGGGTTCCGCGATTGGCGGGCCAATTGGTGGTGCGATTGGCGGCGCAATTGGCCGACAAATTGATGCGGAGATATTCGCGCCGCCTGCGCAACAGGGAAGCCGCCTGAAAGAACTGGCAGTTCAGACATCGAGCTATGGCTCGCAAATTCCCGCTATATTTGGCGCCATGCGGGTGGCGGGCACCGTTATCTGTTCCACCGATTTGATTGAGGAACGCACGAAAAGCGGCGGTGGCAAGGGGCGACCGGCAACGGTGAATTACAGCTACCGCGTCAGCCTTGCCGTGGC